TGGCGAGGTCGCGCGCCCACGCGACCGGGCCCGACTGGACGTTCATGATGTCTTGGACCATCGACGCCGCGTTCGCCGCCCCGCGCAGGCCCTCGCCGAACACCGTCTCGGCGGCAGCGCGCGTTGGATCGGACGCGCCGCCTAGAAACTGCCCGGCGGCCACGCCAATCGCCCCCGGACCCTGCGACAGCGCCGTCTCGAGCAAGCGCCCAGTCGGCGTGTTCGCCGCGCCGAGGCCGGCGCCGAAGCCGCCCAGGAGGCCCAGCTGGCCCGCCACGCCCGTCGTCGGCGCGCCGCCTCCGAGCCCCTCCGCAAGGCGCTGCGTGAGCCCGAACTCCTCGATGCGACGGCGCTGGTCCATGCGAACCGCCTCGAGCGCCTCGGCTGCACGGCGGCGCTGGTCGGGAATTCCCGCGATCGCACCGAGCCCCGCGCCAATGCCAGCAGCGGCGATGCCGGCGCCCGCGAGCGCGAGTCCGCCCGGTCCGAGCGCCGCGAGCCCGAGCAGGCCCGCCGCGCCGCCAAGCGCGCGCGACTGAATGCCGAGCTTCCCGAGGCTTTCAGCGGTCTGGTTGACGCCTCCGCGCATCTCGCCGATGCGCTTCTTGGTGCGCTCGGTCTGCGCCTGCAGACGCCGCAGCTCGCGGGTCGCCGAGTCGGTCGCCGCCGTGAGCCCCTTCGAGTCGCCCGTGATCGCGATGTTGACGCGGTTCAGCTTCGCCATGTCAGAACCCTTCCTCGCGCAGCTGGCGGTCTACCGCGTCGCGCATGATCGGGAAGAGCAGCCCGCGCGTCTCGCCGAGCGAGCGGCGGAGGAACGGGTTCGGCGCGACCTTGCCGATGACGAGCTTGGAGTACTCGCGTCGTCGCTCGGCGCCGCGCGTGCGCTGCCTCAGCTGCTCCTGCGGCGTGGCGGCGCGCACCACGTTGTGGCCGTACTCGATCCATCGCAGGTACCAGTGCGGCGTGAGGTAGCTGCCCCGGATCTCCTTGATGCCGATGGCCGCCCACTGCACGCGCCCTTTCGCGTAGCCCTTCGCCTTGGTGACGACGTTCCACTTGAGGTGCACGTTCGGGCGGATGACGCCGCGGACCTTCTCGGTCGCGGTCGCCTTGCCAAACGGCGCGTTCTTTGCGACGACCTTGCGCACGACGGTTGTCCAGCGCTTGAACCCGTTGCGCATCGCCTTCGGCGCGCCCTCGGCGTCGAGCCGCTTCAACGCCTTGTTGATGGCGTCGACGGCTGCCCCGTCGAGTTCAGCGGTGATGCTTAAGGATGCGCGCCGCGACATCGTGAGAGAGTCCCTTGTGCCCGTTGCGGGCGAGCCACGCCGAGAGCGGCGTGTCCCATGCGGTCGGTCCTTCCACGGCGACGCGCGCGACCTCGCGCGCCGCCGAACCTAGTCCAGGCCTTCGGTGTAGAGCTTCTCGATCTCCCTCGAGAGCCCGACCACCGCCGGCGCGTTCAGCTTCATGACCTCGTCGTAGCAGTAGAGCGGTCCGCGATCGGGTCCGAGCACGTGGTTCGCCACGTACCACGCCGACATCTGAAGACCGCGGCTCTCGGCGTCGAGCGCCGCGACCAGGTCGGCGACGGTCGGACGCCTGAGCACCACGACCTCGCCGCGGTACTCGATCGTCTTCGGGAGGCCTCGGAGCGCGTCGTTCATTGGGTGATCGTGATGGCCGAGCCGGAGAAGATGAGCGTGCAGGTCGCCTGGGCGACGCCGTTCGGCGCGACCGTGATCGAGACGTCCTGCACGTAGGCGTTGCCCGAGATCGACTTGCCCGATTCCCAGACAACCGCGGCGGCGGTCAGGAGCGTTCCGTTCTCGAGGGCGGTGACGATCGTGTTGTGGCCCGTCACGCCCGCGGTGTCCCAGAAGAGCTCGAGGTTCACCGTGCCGTCGACGATGCCATACTCGTGCTTGCGGTAGGTGTCGCCGATCGCGGTGACCTCGATCGGCTGGCGCGAGACGGTGAGCGTGGCCGATGCGACCTCGCCCACGGCGGCGGCGTTGATCGAGAATACTGCGTTGCCTGCGGTTGGAACGGCCATGGTTCAGGTTCCTGGGTAGAGGATCTCAAGTTCTGCGACGGCGATCGCGGGTTCCATTTCGTCGCCATCGCCGGGCGTGGGCTCCTGGATCGCGGCGAAATTCAGGTCGTAGGCCGCGCCGCCGCCGAGCGCGGCGTTCAGCTTCACGTAGCCGGCGGCGGCCTCGGCGAGCGACTGCGCGCTCGCCATGTCAATCGCGATGGCGTTAATCGTGAGCGAGTATCGATGCAGCATCGAGCTAGTGCCGAGCGATGCGCGCGAGCCAGTGGTCATGTCGATGGTGACCGCCGGCAGCGCCGCCGACTGGAGGCGCGAGCCCACGGATACGCGGGGGCCCGCCGTCGTGGCGCCTGCGACGATCCAGCCGACGACATCGGATTCGATCATGCGACCTCCACGGCGTCGATGACTGCGAGGCGGTCGCGCTGCTCGAGATTGCGGATGCCGAGGATGCGGAGCGTGCGCCCGCGCACGACGATGCGGTCAAGCGCGGTCAGGGTCGTGCGCGCGATGTTGGGCCAGCGCGTGCGCACTTCGTATTGCTGAATCACGGCGACGCCGTCCGCGTAGATCTGCTCGGACGGGGTCTCCTCGCGCAGGTCGCACCGGAAAGACGCGCCCTTCGCGTAGGTGGTCACGCGGCGCCCAAGGCTGTCGGTCGAGGTCGACGCCTTGTAGACGTCGGCGGACCAGCGCGTGAGGCCCGAGGAGATCACGAGAACGGCCCCTTGAGCCGGAGGTGCTCGAGCATGAACTGGGCGCCGAGCGGCGGCGTCGCGAGCGCGATCGGCTGCATCGCCTCGGGGTTGTTGTACCAGGCACCGACGAGCGAAATGACCGCCTGCACAACCTCGTTCGGTTCGGTCGCGTATCCCGCGGTATAGGTCACCACCGCGAGCGACTCGGCCTGCTTCGGCGGCACGGCCTCCTTGAAGCGAAGCACCGTCACGGGACCGCTTCGGTCGTTGTAGTAGTCGGAGGCGCCGAGCGTGTCGCCCGTGCCGTCGGGCTTGTTGTACGCGATGAAAAGCGTCGCCGTCCACGGCTGCACCGCGTACACGGTGTCCTTCCAGTCGGTGAGGTACATCGTGCGCGTACCGCTCGAGAGCGCGAACCCGCAGTACTGCTCGACCCACGCGACCGCCGCGTCACGGATGCGCTCGAGCTCCGTGTCGTCGTCGTTGTAGTCGATCTTGAGCGCGGCCTTGATGGTCGCGAGCGCGATGGTCATAAACGGCCCGACGCGGTTTCCCGCGCCAGGCCGAAGGGAGGAAGAGGATCAGTAGAAGATGGCGCTGAACGCCTCGGGCAGCATGATGTGCGAGTCGGTGCGCGTGTAGACGTAGAGCGTCGACTCGTGCGTCGCGGCCGACGAGTACGGATCCACCATCGAGGTGATGCCGGTGCGGTCGAAGATCTCGAAGTAGTTGAAGTCGCCGCAGATGACCCACTTGGTGTTCGCGGTCGTACCGGTAGTGAGCATGTACTGCGAGACCGAGTACGGCGCGCCGTAGATCGTGCCGGGGAGGCCGACGGTCATCTGTCCCGAGCCCGTGTTGGTCGGCGAGAAGATGTAGTCGCCGTTCGTCGTCTTGAGCTTGCGGATGACCTTGAGCGCGGTATCCGAGAGGAGCCAGCGGAATCGCGGCGAGTTGCGGTACTGCACGGGGCAAGCGTGGTAGCAGTCGATGACCTCGTCCGCGTCGATCGTGGTGATCGCGGCGGACGCGTCGACGCCCTGCAGGACCTGCGCGGTCGCCGCGACGCCCTGCGGCTGCGACGAGCCCGTGCCGATGGTGTACGCCTCCTCCTGCTTCAGCGCGATGCTCAGGCCGCACTTGTCGGCCACATACTGCAGGCCGCTGCCGATGCCGCCCTGGCCGATCGCGTCCTCGATGAACTCCTGCGACATCGTGACCGCGGTGACGTACTTGTAGGGCACGACCGAGATCGCGGTCGAGAAAGTCGGATCGGCGGGCGTGATGGTTCCCGCTTCGGCGACGAGGTTCGTGGTGGGAAGCGCGTTCTGCACGGGAATCGTGCGCTTCGAGTCGATGGTGCTCACGGGCGCGATCTGACGAAGCACATTCGCCTGAAACATGCGGTCGACGATGCGCCGTTCCATGTCGGTCGGGATACCGGCGCCGGACGAGCCGAGCGAGAGATTGCGCATCTCGGCGGCATCGCCGCGCGCGACGGCCCTGAGCCAGCGCTGCGCGTACTCCTCGCTGCCGAGGTCGAGGACCTTCGCCTCGCTCGGACGCGCGCGGTAGGTCGGCTCGGCGAGCTTCGCCTCGAGCTCGCGCGCGCGGTGTTCGGCGGCGGCCTTCTGCGCGGCCATGTCCTGCATGCGCTGCTCGATCGCCGAGAGGTCGGCGTCCATGCGCGCGATCGTCTGACGCTCCTCGCCGCTGCCGGCGAGGTCGATCATGCGGGCTTCCTTGGCGGTGCGCTGCTCGAAGGCCTCGAGCGACTTGCGGTACTGGTGCGTGATGTTCTGGAGGTCGTTGATGTCAGACATTGCGGGTCCTTGCCTTGAAGAGATCCAGCCGCGCACGGGCGGCTTCGAGGGCAGCCGCGCGCACGCCGCGCAGGCTGGAACTGGTCTGGGGATAGGCGGCGTCCTGGACGATCGACACCTCGACGAGCCGCGCGCGCTTC